AAAGTTGTATATTTTCATCATTTAGAATAGATTGGAATATTTTCAAAGAATTTAAAAAAGATTTTTGGAAGGAGTTTATTTAGATTTTGAATTAAGGTTTATTACATTATTTAATGTTACATAAAGATAAAGCATTTCATTTCAATTTTTTCATTGGGTAACCATCTTTAGGAAAGGTTGAAACGAAGTAAGTGCCAAATGGATACATTCTTTATATTGTTTTAGATATTAAAATGTATTACTGGTGGATACATATTACGTTTTATTCTAATTTTGTTAATAGATATATTTTATATTACACTAGTAATTAAATGATAAACGATTATGTTGTTAAATTAATTGAAAATTTGCCAAGTGAAATAAAAAATATAAAGGAACCTCTAGTACTTGATTTAGTATTAGATGGTGGAATATTTAATGGAAGCTACCTTGTTGGAGCATTGTATTTTTTAAAAGAAATGGAAAAAAGAAATTATATTAAAATTGATAGAATATCTGGTTGCAGTGTTGGGTCTATTGTTGGTTTTTTGTATCTTATAGATAATTTAGAAGTAATGACCAAATTGTATGATTTGGTCTTTACAAATTTTAGACAATCCTATAATTTAAAAATAATCAAGGAAATGAAAAACTTTTTAGGAAATGCTATTCCAGATAATATTTTGAAAAAAGTAAATAATAAATTTTATATAACTTATAATAATATTAAAAAAGGTACAAAAAAAGTAAAATCTGTATATAAAAATGTAGATGATATTATTATCACAATTATAAAATCATCTTACATACCATTTTTAATTGATGGTAATATACTATATGAAAATAAATATATAGATGGTATTAATCCATTTATTTTTAATACAGAACCAAGTAAAAAGATCCTATATTTAGACCTTTTTGGTTATGATAAAATTGGAAATTTATTAAATGTTAAAAATGAGAAATCAAATTATCATCGAATATTGTCGGGATTATTAGACATACATTCTTTTTTTATAAAACAAACAAATACTCAAATGTGTAGTTATGTAAATGATTGGAATATAATTAATTATAGTTTAAAAAATATAAAGTTGTTTATAGAAAAAATATTAATATATTTAATATATTTAATCATTTTAATTAAAGATAAACTTCCAAATGATTTAAATTCAAATAATAATATTTTTGTAAGAATAGTTTCAAAGATAGTACATGATGTTTTTGTTATTTTATTAGAAAGTTATTGCATATAAAAAATTTCAAATATAAAAATTATTAGTTATGTATGAATAAAAATTATATATATAAAAATATATATATATATGACAAAAATAGCATTATTATTAACAGGACAATTAAGAACCTTTGATGTAGTAAAATATTTACATATGAATACTCTAATAACAAAATATGATACAGATGTATTTCTATCTATCGATGTAGATAATTCATTACAGTGTTTATATCAAAATTCAACAATTAAAACAAATGAGCGTCAATTAAAAAATGCAATCGATTTTTTTAAACCAGTAGATTATTTTATCTTAGATAATTTTGAAGATGAATTTTTAAATATAAAAAATATGTCTAAAATAAATGTTGAATATTTTAAACTAGTTTTTAGACAATATTTTGTAGTTTATAATGCTTATAAAATGTTAATAAAGCATATTAATAGTACTAATATCAAATATGATTTAATTATAAGATTAAGATTTGATCAATTTATATGTACCGATTTTAGTTTACTTCAAGAAATTGGTTATAGAGAAGATAAAAAAATAGTATGGAATAATGAAAAAAAAACTTTTTTTGATGATTTTTCAAAACAAAAGATCATTACATTTAACGAGAATGAAGATAATACAATATATTTATTTGGTTATGGTCCATTTGAACATTATAATTATGCAAATGACCAGTTTTTTTATCACAATTCTACTTTAATCAATATATTATTTAAATTTTATGAAAATATTTTAATTTTATATGAATATTGTAATAAAATAAAGATAGGTGATAAAGGCGCAACAATTGAATGTATTTTTTACTTATATTTAAAAAATAATGTTGTTACTTTAAAACGTTCTCATATTCACGGTATTTTTATAAGAGAAAACTATGTTGAATACAATTAATTTATATATATTTATAATATATTTATTAACCACCTTTAGGAAAGGTTGAAACGAAGTAAGTCCCAAATGGATACATTTTGGTATAACCTTTTTAAGCCGAAGGTACCGTTGGTTAAAGGTTATTTAAAATATATTACTAATGGATAGACATTAAGGAATAAATATATTATTTATATATAATATGACGCGTTCAAGAAGAAACCTGAAAAAAATAAAGCGGTCAAAAAAAACATTGAAAAGAAGAAATTCTTCAAGAAAAAGGCGTGGTGGAATGGTTTTCCCTTTTAGAATGAAAGGTTCCTTTTTACCTTCATGTAATTCTAATATTTCTGGTGTAGGAGAAACATACGATAATTTTGGTGATGTTAAAAAAGTTCTATTCGAATTACAAGAGCGTGGTCCTCCTATAGTGAAAGATATAAATGAGGCGCGAACAATTGCTCGTAATTTACGTAATAATTGTAGAATTTTAAAAAATTATATGAAATTCTGGGATAGTGATGCTCAAAAAGAAATAATTGATTTTTATCAATTAGGACCTCCCGTTTCCGGAAAAAGACGTTTAGTCGATTTTATTATTAAAATGTATAAAAATGTTCCATTATCACCTACTTTAGAAGAAAAATGGAAAACTATAAATATATAAATATACCCAAACCCTTATGGAAACAGAATATGTCGTTGGTTAATGTCTATCCGTTGGTAATACATTTTAAATAACCTTTAACCAACGGCACCTTCGGCTTAAAAAGGTTATACCAAAATGTATCCATTTGGCACTTACTTCGTTACAACCTTTCCTAAAGGTGGTTAAATTAGTTAAAATAATGTAGCATTTATATCATATTATTAAAATGGATTCAATAGATATAACAAACCCCGAATTTTTATTAGATATTCCAAATAGTATTGAAGTTAATAATTCATTTGACACAACAAATTACATGTATATAGGAATTATATTTTTAATACTTACACTTTGTTTTTTACTTTATAAATTCTTATATGTTAATAAAATAAAACATGTAACATTTCAAGATACTGATAATTTAAATCATTGTTATGATACTGGTATATGCAAAAGATAGATTATGTATATAATATTTATTAATAATAATATAAATATTATGAATAAACCAATAATATAATTTCATCTTTTTTTAATCGTTTTACCACCATAAATAGCAAGCGTTTTTTTTTTTTTTGTTTTTTTTATTTTTGATTTTTGTTTTACAACTTGCTTTTCTTTTTTATTTTTTCTCATTATATTATCCGGTTTATAATTTAAAAACCATTCTTCAAACTCTTTTTTATCCCCTTTTTCTTTTAATTCCTTGTATTTTTCTGCTTTGTGTGCACGTATTTCTTCAACAGATTCTTGATGACCATAACACGTAATACTGAACCTCCTCAACAAACCTTTCTGTTCTAATCTATTTTTTTGCTGAACGTCGAACAGAAACTTAGACATGCATAATATTCTGTCCAAAAATTGATTATAGTATGGTTTATCAGCATACAAAAACGCTAAATAAAAACTTAACATGGTATCTATTGTTGCTATTTTAACTTGTTGTCCCGATATATTAATAATATTATAACTATGACAAGCGATTGGTTTATAAATAAACGCAATAGTATCCTTATCTACGCGGATTTCATAATGTTGAGGTATTACTTCTCCTATTGGTGTTTTCTTTATAATTTTAATATTTTTAATTCCAATATCTTTCAAACGTTCTTTTACTATTTCGGCAGTTGTTTCTGGGTCATTTGATAAAACATCAAAATCCGCTATTTTTTCTAGTTTATGTCTAAGATGTTTTGGCATATATTGTGAATACAATGAAATTGCATAACCTCCAAAAAAAACAACACCTTGATTAATTAATGTATTTCTTACATTATCATAAATATCATCTTCGTAAGTTTTATTTTCCATTTCTCTTTGAAAATCGACTTGGTTGCAATTTAAATCTGTTATGGGAAAATGTTTATTAAGTAGAGTTAACCGTTTCATAACCTTTTCCCATCGACTAGTATCCCCGGCAGGTCTAGATAATTCTAAATACATAGACATTCTCAAATAATTAGGAGGTGTGTATAAAATACCATGTACTCTTAATGCATCTTTTTTAAGTGAATTAAAAATTCCTTTAGGCAACATAGTTATATCCGCTACTGGAATATAATTAACAAAAACCTTATATGTGCCATGATGTTGACCAGACTTTGCTTCGACGTCAGTAAATCCCTCCTTATAATATATATCTGCCAATTCTTTAGCGTCATATAAAGCATTTTTTGTAAAAAAATCATAGTCAGGAATTTCAGCTTCTTTATTATAAAATTGGTCTTCTGATGGCAATATGTTATTAATAGCTGTACCACCGTAACAAATTAGGTTTTTTCGTCGTATAAAATCTTCTACAATTTGGATAATTTTTTTAATATCTTCAGAGTTTACAACACGTTTACCTATTTTCTCCTCTGCTTTATCAACAGCCATACGAAGAATTGCTAATTCACAATCATTAAATGTTAAATCTTTACATATATTTTTTGTTTTCATTTTACTATCTTATATATTCAATAGATTTTAAAATATAATTGAAATTAGATTTTAAAATAGATTAAATATAAAATCATATACAATGGAAATAATGAATAAAATGGAAATAATGAATAAGTCAAAAATAGATTCAAATAATTTATTTATATTAGAATCAATTAATATAAATTTATTAAAAAAAAGATTAAAAACTGAAATTAAATTACTCGAGAAAAATTATTCCTCAATATATTTTTATATTGACATTGTATTAAATTTACCAGTTTTACTAATAACAGAATTTGAAAATGAATATTCATTCATGTTTGATAATAATTATCCATTTCATCCACCAATAGTTAAAATTAATAATATTTTATATTTAAAATCTTTAAAAATAGATAGTAAATTTTTAGATATTTTAAAAAAAATGCATGGCATAGATTGTCTTTGTTGCAGTACAATATTATGTCCTGCAAATTGGTCACCTGTGTATACAAGTATGAATATTATAAACGAAATTAAAAAATATAATAAATACAAAACAGATATATTATATAAGTTATTTGTTGATAAAATTAAATTACAATATTTAAATAGAGATATTAATATATATGAATGGTTATATTAATAAAATAAATATCTGTTTAAAATTTTAATTTATATTATATTATATTACTATGAATTTTAATAATAAAAAAAACAATATAATTTCTTTAGTAAAAAATAAAATTCAAATTGGTTTAATTGTGCGTTGTAAAAACGAAGCTTATGTAAAAGAATTTGTAGATTATTATTTAAATCAAGGTATAGATAAAATTTATATTCTAGATGATAATTCAAAAAAAAATATATATAATGAAGTAATTAAATATAATAACGTTGAAATATTATTTTCAACAGATAACATTTTGAATCCACATGAAAGCCCTAGAGTTAGCTGTTTATATTTTTCTATAAAAGATTTATATGATTGGATAATATATGTTGATATGGATGAATATATAACAACAAAAAAAAATATAAATAAAACAATAAGAGATGAATTAGAAACTACATTTAAAGATTATGCATGTATAAAAATTCCTTGGGTCATGATGTCATGTAATTCTATTGAAAAAAATCCATCATCTTTATTACAAACAAATATTTATAGATGGAACCATGATAAAACTCATGAAAATAAAATAACGAATGATTACAAATTTTCATGTAAATATAATGTAATTGATGTAAAATGTATATTTAAACCTAAATTCTTTAAGAATTTAACAGACCATCATCCAATACTAAAAGATAATATTAAAAATTGCAATATAGTTGATAGTATTAATAAAACTCCATTTCAAAAACTAAACGCATATTATCAAAATTTAAGAGAAAAGGATATAGAAAATGGATTTCTATTATGTTATCATTATAGAATTATTTCTATTGAAAATTGTTTAAATAAAATAAAATATAATTATTGGTACCATAATTATAAATTAGAAGATTTGATGTCAAATGATTATCCTGAAGTAATAGATGAAACATTAAAAAATAAATCAATAAAAAATAAATAAAATAAATAAATATATATATGAATATTGATAATTTTGGATTTATTATTTCTAGATATGTTAATTCAACAACAACAAATAAATATTGGAATCATTCAGTAAAACTTATTAGAACTCTTTATCCATTCAAAAAAATTGTAATTATTGATGATAATAGTAATACTAATTTTTTAAAAGCGGATTTTGATTATAAGAATCTTACAGTAATACAATCTGAATTTCCAGGAAGAGGAGAACTTTTACCTTATTATTATTATATTAAAAATAAATTTTTTGAAAATGCAATAATAATACATGATAGTATTTTTTTTCATAAACGTATTCCTTTCGAAAATATTAAAAATATTAATGTTTTACCATTATGGTATTTTAATAAAGATACAGATAATATAACAAATACATTAAATATTGCAGACTATTTACATAATTCTTATATTATTAAAGAAAAACTATCATTCAATAATAATTTAAATTTTAGTATATTTAATGATAATTGGTTTGGATGTTTTGGTGTTCAGTCTTATATAAAGCATGATTTTCTTTTACAATTAGAAAATAAATATAAAATCACAAATTTGGTAAATATAGTAAAGTCAAGACCTGATCGATGCTGTCTAGAAAGAATTTTTGGCTGTATATTTTTTACTGAATCGCCAGAAATACATAAAGTAAAATCTT